TGATAAGGATGGTAAATATAAATATGAGCCAACAGCTAACTCAATTAATAAGGGTTATGCACTAGATGCTGTATTAGAAGCTTTAAATGCTATTGCTGTGAGCAATGCAGAAGTAAGTAATGTAATAATTTCTCCAGATGCCCCTAATCAGGTTTCAAATAGAGCAATTTATGTTTCTGTTGATAATGTAGATACAGCAGCAAGCGCATATATTTATCTTTTAAGAAATGTTGATTACAAAAAGCTTGCCACAGATGATAAAGGTGTTTTCTCATTTACAGATAGGAATGGAAATACAGCGTATTATAAAGATATAATCTTTGCTGGCGTTGAATATCTTGCTCTTGTAATTATTGGTACAATGGGTCTCATCTTTAAGGTAGACAGACATGGTACAAAGAAGATTGAGCAGATTGCTTGGATGGTAAATGAAAATGGTTACATCACAGACAAGCAGGCTGAAAAGATTGTTGCTAATGGTCTTATTCATACTGCTGATGTTGATGTTAATGATGAAACATTTGAAGCAACTTGCACAGTTTCAAACATTAAAGTAAGAAAAATCAATAAAACAGTTAATAGATATGTTCCAGTTCTTTTCCTCGATACATTAAAGGTATCAACACTTGAACAGACAGCAGAACAGACAGCTGCAACAGGTGGTAAGGGTAACGCTCAGTTAATTATTTGGGATTACGGCAAGGAAATCACTCTTACACTTCAGGATGCTCTTTATAGCCCAGCAAGCATGAGTGCTATGTTAGGTTCTTACGAAGGTAATGACTTCACTAAGGGCGTTAAGGAAACTAAGAGAATTGATAGAACAGAAAAATGCGTTGCTAAGCGTTCATTCATTGTTCCTGCTGGCAATAGCAAGGGTGTTCCTTCAGAGGGTGAAAATACAGCACAGGCTGTTTACATTGACCTCAATACAATGCAGCCATATCAGGATGGCGCACCAATCGCTGAGGGCGAAGTTTACTTAAAGTGGACACGTTCAGTAGCATATGGTGATAATAGTCTTGGTAATACAATTGAAATTTCTGCTGAAAAGTTCCCTGGCACTTATAAAGTTGTAGGTGATACTTACGCAAGAAGTAAGACTACTGGTGAAGACCAGAGATTCCAGTTTGTAATTCCACAGGCTAAGATGTCTTCTGAACAGACAATTACTCTTGAAGCTGAAGGCGACCCAACAGTATTCGATATGACATTAACTGTTCTTCGTCCAGATGATGGTGTAATGGTTAAACTTATCCAGTATGACGTTGTTGAAAACGAGGAAGAAAATGACGGCTCTACAATGGTTAAGGATACAGAAAATCTCAATCTCCTTGATGATGCTGAAATGTTCAAAGTTTCCGCTGAAGGCGACGATGACAACGAAGCTATTGGAGCTACAGAATATTAATAAATAGCATTAAATTGGCTATTGAATGAAATAGTTCAATAGCCAATTTTCTTAATAAAGAGGTGAGTATAATTTGAACATATTTGATCAGTACGGTATTAAGGAAGTTGCTGATGTAACTCTCTATAGTATTCACAAAAAGAAAGATGGTAGCGGCGATGTGTATTATGTTCCCGCACTTTATATAGATACTCTTAAAATTAGTTCTGTAGAAAAAACCGCTGAGAATGTTTGGGCACAAGGTGGTTTAGGAAATTCAAGATTAATTTGTTGGGATTATGGTAAGCAAATTAATGTAACACTTGAAGATGCGCTGTGTACTCCAGCATCGTTAGGACTCTGTTGGGGCGGTATTCTTGGTGCAGACTGGAAAGATAGTGAAATTAAGCAAGATTTTGGCATTAGCTTTAATAGAAATCCAGTTGAGAAAATTTCAAGAATGGAAAAAGCTTTTTATCCAAAGAATGATAGAACAAAAAGTTCTATTAGTTATCTTTTGCCGCAATCTTCTAAGGATTTAGAAAGTACAGTAAGCAATGGAATTATTGTTAATTCTGAAGTTGTAGATGGCGCAAGAGTTGAAGGATTTGGATATGTCAGAAATAGAGTTTATAAATGGAAAATGTATATTGAATCTGACGTGAAGTCTATAGCTGTTGTACCTGATAGATTTTTTGATGTGAACGGAAAAAGTTATAAAATCTCACAAGCCAAAGCTATAGGAGTAAATACTCCAAGTCAAGACACTCCAGATTTTAAGATTGAAGTAATTTATTCTATTAATCCTGAGGAAGATGGAAATGGTATTACAGTAACTAAAAATTCAATTATTATTGAGGAGAATGTGAAAGACACTTCTACAACTTATGTAGAAGGAACACCTTTAAAAATTGATAAGGCAAAATTCTTAAAGATTAGAGTTGATAATAATGACAATTATCATGCTTATTTAGGTTCTGCCGCCAATCAATTTGAATCTATTGAGAATTTAAATGTAGATACAAGTCTATTCAAAGGTATTGATATGTGGAATAGATTTCAAGGAATAAATGAAATGATTTATTTTATTTTAACAAAATATGAAGAAGATATTTTTGAAATAAATTTAGCTACTTTAGCCGGCGGAGAAACGATTGGAACCAATTTTTCAAAAGAAGTTGCAGAGTTAGGTACGGAAACTTCTGAAGAGGTATACGATAAAACTGGTAAGTTATGGGCGTATGTAAATCCTAAAACTATGACCCCATATCCAGATGACTATTGGTTTAGTCAGGGAGAACCATATTATATTAAATCATTAACTTTTGCACCGAAAGGTAAGAAATTAAAATCAAAACGTATTGAAATTACTGCTGGCCAATTCCCTGGTATGTATATGTTAGTTGGTGAAACTTATATTAGAAGCAGAGATACTGGAGAAGACGAGAGAATGCAGATTAAATTTCCATTATGCAAAGTTCTCTCTAATCAGAATTTAACACTTGAAGCTGAAGGTGACCCAACGGTATTTAATTTAGATATTGAGGTTGCACGACCAACAAATGGAATAATGATGGAAATAACCTCATATGAAATTGCAGAAAAAATGATTCCTAATGAGGAAGGATTCTTAGAAATAAAAGATGGCTCAACAGAAGTTTTGAGCGAGTAAAAAGGGGGGATAAAACTTGAATATTTTTGAACAATATGGCATTAAGGAAGTTGCTGATGTTTGTCTCTATGCTATTGAGCTTGATGAAAATGATGATGAAGTTTATGTTCCGGTTTTATATTTAGATACTTTAAAGGTTTCTACAGTAGAAGAAACAGCAGAACAGACTTCTGCACGAGGCGGTCTTGGTAATCCAGAATTAATTATTTGGGATTATGGAAAGGAGATTACAGTTACTCTTGAAGATGCTCTTTATAGCCCCGCAAGCCAAGGCATGACTTGGGGAGGAAAATTTGGAGCGAAAAAATTTACTTTATATGGTGAAGTGGGAGTTCAAAATTTAAATGAAGAAATGAGAATAGTTCCTTGTCATTTTATTATTGATAGTTTTTCAAATTTTGAAATAGTAGAAGATACTTATACATGGAATGTTTGTATTAATATTGTGTCTACAGACAATACAGTTAGAGAGAGAGTTGAAAATGTTCCTTTATATTATAACTTAACTGAACAAAAATGGAGTTTTTCAGAAGAAGAATATGTATTAGATGAAGTTTTATTAGGAGATATTGATGGAGATGGAATTGTAACTGTAACTGATTTAAAGTTATTAAATTTGTATCTTAATAATTCATCTTTGCATCCATTAACTGAAAAACAACTTCTTGCAGCAGACGTAAATCAAGATGGAAAAGTTGATACTTCTGACTCTAGTTTCATACTAAATATGGTATCTGGATTTGCACCAGAACAAGGCTCAGCTCCAACTAAAAAAATTTATTATTCTTTAACAAAAGAAAGTTTTGGAATTGCACCTCCTCAAGAGGCTATTTATCAAATAGATCATGCTCTTAATAATGTTTATTATCTTGATAGAATTGAAAAATGTCGTGCAAATCAAACTTTTGTAATTGATACAGATATCAATACGTTACATGGCAATTATCGTTATCTGGAAAAATATGCTCATTCTGAATTAACAGTTTTTATAGAACCTCGAACAATGCAACCTTATGAGCCAAATACAGATAGCTTTGTTAGAAAAAATGGTTCTATCAAAGAAGGAAATCTTAGAGTTATCAAACAACATGAAATATATTATAAATGGACTCGCTCAAAAGCGATTGATAACACAAGTCTTGGCCATCAGATTGTTGTTGATGCAATTCATTTCCCAGGAACTTATCGTTTAGTTGGAGAAACATATTCTCGTAGTAGAAAAACTGGAAAAGATCAAAGATTTCAATTTGAGATTCCACTTTGTAAAATGGGAACAGAAAATAATTTAACTCTTGAAGCAGAGGGAGATCCAACCACATTTAACATGACGCTTAAGGTTTTACGTAGAGAAGATGGCGTAATGATGAAATTAACTCAATATAGCGTAGAAAATGCTAAATATGATGGATATATTAGTGATAGCACTAATGTAATTCCTAATGCTGAGGTGTTGCCTGAAGACCCTACTATAGGGTCTGACTGATGAGGAAGAAGATATCGTAACTTGGATTCAAGAATCATATCCATCGTTAATGAAAGAACAAATCCAAATAGATTCTCCTCCAAACGGAACAAATTTTGAAATTGGAGAAACCATAGCAACAGTAGAGCCACATATAACTGGCAGCTATACGCAGAATGATATTTTGGTTAAAAAAATAACTACAACCACAAAGCGCTATAGATTAAAAAAGGTTATCAATGGAATTGAAGTTGTTCCAACCGAATATAAAAATAATGGAGAAATTTATTCTGGAGAATCTTCTTCATCTTGGATTATGTTAGAAGAAGATTCTTATGAGATTAACTTTACATAATAAAAATAGAGGTGAAGAAAGGAATGAATTTATTTCAAAAATATGGTATAAAAGAGGTCGCTGACGTGGTTTTTTATTCTATAACAACCATTGGTGATGAAGAATTTTATACCCCTGTTTTATTTTTAGATACTTTAAAAGTATCTACTTTAGAAAAAGCAGCAGAAAAAGTTGAGGCAAAAGGTGGTAAAGGCAATAAAAAATTAATTACTTGGAATTTTGGAAAAGAAGTTACTCTCAATTTAGAAGATGCTTTGTTTTCTCCAGCAAGTATGAGTATGATTTGGGGAGGAAAATTAAACTCCAAGTTGTCAGACTATACCTCTGCTATTGTTAAATGTAATCTTGCAAATAAATATGGTGATTTACATTATTCTATTAAAGCATATCCATCTCCTGCATTAACTGATAATGAATGGGAAATTGTATTTGATGCGGCAGAAAAAATGCAAATAGACAGTGGTAGTGGAACTGATTCTCCAGATATATATAATAAAGGAACATCAGATGAACCATTGGTAGATGAAAACAGAAATACATTAATAAAAAAATATTTTAGTCGTACAATGGATGCTAATGCTGGCCGAGAAATTAAAGAATTGGATGATTATAGTTGGGATACTACAGTTAGCGGAGAGGTTGTACATCATACCTCTAAAAATTTTCTTCCATTATTTAATCCAATAAGATCGGCTATGGAACCGGTTTCGGATTCAATAAAAAATTTACAATCTTGGGGCAATAAAAATGTTTCTGCAACATCTTGGGGAGCATATTCTCCTATACCACCATATTCTGATTATTTTACTCCATATTTATATGATGTTATATATGGCGACCCTGGAGATATTAATACCATGTTGACTCAGGGAAAAATACAAGAAGATGGAAGCTATGTAATAACTCTTGAAAAAGCATTGATATTAAAAGGATACCTTGGTAAAAGAAAAGCCGGCTCAACCACATCAGAATTTTTAACCTGGGGAGAAATACTTGAAGCAGAACAATCTAATTATGTTACTCCAATAAATCTAACTTTAAGATATAGAATTAATGGAAATCAAATTTATCCTATTATGACTGAGGGCGTTAATGCTATTTCTTACTCTTATGGAGGTACAAATACAGGGCAGTCTTATAATTCCAAACAATATTTTGGATTTTTATCAACAATAGATGATCCACTTTCATTTTTTGCTCATTACTTTGGAGCAGAAAATGTTGATGTTACAGAATATGGAAATCTTATTTCTACCAAAGGACTGGCTATGCCGCAAACTGTTATTCAAAAAATTATGACTGAAATTACATCTTTAGATAAATTGGGATATATTGATACAGACATTCATGATATTGAAGTAATTGATCGCATGGAAAAATGTATTGTAAAAAATCGTAATGGTTTAAAAATTAGTTCATCAAAACAAAAACAAAATTTATTTAGGTATTATGCTGATGATAAAACATCCACATATACAATTTACTATGATGCGAAAACAATGTTACCATTGTTTAGAATTGAAGACGGTAAAATAGATGACGGAGAAGATGAATTTACCATAAAAATGGGCACCGTTTATTATAAATGGACAAGAACTGTAAAATATAAGGAGTCTGAGAATGATGCAATTCTTGGAAAAACTCTTGTTATAGACGCAGAAACTTTTCCGGATGCCTATAAAATTGTTGGAGAAACTTATATTCGTAATCAAAAAACTGGAAAAGACCAGCGTTATCAATTTACTATTTTTAGAGCCAATGTTTCAAGCGATACATCAGTAACTCTTGAAGCTGAAGGAGACCCAACTACATTCTCAATGCAAATTGATGTTTTAACACCACCAAATGATATTATGATGGAACTTAAACAATATGATGTTGAAGACGACCCAATCGAAGGCGGCACACGTATTGTTCCTCAGAAATCAAAATATACATATACTCCTGCTAATGTTGAATACATTGAAGAAGTTGCAGAAAAGAACGAAGAAATATACTAATAATAAGACGAGATTTATCTCGTCTTATTTTATTATATTTTTTAAACTAAAATATCACTTTATAGATAGAAAACTTTCGGAGGTGTTGTTTATGGATAATTTCTCTGGAATAAAAGAAATGTATGATATTACAATAAGAAATACAGTTCCATTAGAATTTAATGGTAAGAAATTCTATCCAAATGAACCATTATTAATTTTTAAAACAGCAGAAATTGCTAATATAGATGAAAGAAAAACAAATACACAAGCCCGTGGCGGCTATCATAATAATGCTTTAATTAACTGGGAAGTTGATAAAGAAATGAATTTTGCATTGACTCACGGGGTTTTATCTCCTATTTCAATATCGCTATTGTCTAACTCTAAAATAGAGCTACCAAAATCTAAGTCAGTTGGATATAATGAAACGGTTGATGTAATTGAAGACAAAGAATATTGTTTTGCGGATTTAAAATATAAACCAAATCATTGCAATTGTATAATGGGAGCACAACCAAATCCTTGTTTAGAACCGATGCCAATGGGCCGTAGACCAGAATTATTATTAAAACCTTTGCCGCCAAGCAAAGAAAAGTATATATTTGTTTATGATGTGGAAAGTGGGCGGCGAATAGTTGATTTTGAAGTTTATCAAAATAGATTATTTTTCAAAAGTCCTTGTAGGAGAGTATATGTTGATTATACTTTTGAGTATGAAGATAAGATTAAGGTAATTAGAGTCGGAGATCGACTTTTTAATGGTTTTCTTAGTTTAACTGGGAAAATGAGCGTAAAGGATGAAAAGAGTGGAGAAGTAACCACTGCGATATTGGAGATACCGAAAATTAAATTATCTTCCAGTTTGTCAATGAGATTAGGAAAGAATTATGATAATTCAACTGTTAGTGATTTCTTTTTTACTGGATATCCGGATGAGAATATAAGAAGAGAAAAACAGACAGTTTGTAAGATTACTTTCTTAGATAAGGAATTAACAGGAGATTATATTTAATGCGGTGTCGTAAGACGCCGTTTTGTTTTTGGAGAGAGGTGAGAAGAAGTGGGAAAGAACTTCTTAGGATATAGTATTATGTATAATAATCCTATTGATTATAAATTTTTTGATGGAAATTTAGAAACAATGAACATAAATGTTAAAGAAGAACTCAAAAAATTTTATTTAAAAAAATTGGAGAGCAATAATTTTTTAGATAAAAACAAAGAAACAGATAATTTAATTATATTTGAACAAATCAAGAAGAAAAAAGAGAATAGTGAAAGAGAGGAAGCCGTTTTAGCAAAAAGACTTTTAGGAATATCAAATTATATAGGCTTAGAAGACAAAGAAAAAACACAGAGATGGACAAAATATTTTTTTAATTTAGAAAATGCGACAAAGGAACAGGTAGATCCAATAACTTGGTTAAGAGTAATTTTTAGCTCGTCTGAATTTGCTCAAAAATTATCAACGCATAAAGGTTCTACGGCTTTCTACAGAAGCGGACTTATAAATGAGAAATTATTATCTAAAGAAGAAGTAGAAGAAGATTTAATGAATAAATTTAAAGATGTAAAGACAGTTGAAGATTTTGAATCTGCTCTTGAAAAATATGGTTTTTATAATGATTTACGTAATGCAATTTATAATCAGATTGGAAATAAAAAAATTAAAATTAAATCTCCTCAAATTGAGAATGTAAAAATAAAAGATTTTATATCTTTAAAGGAGGCTATAAAAAACTGGGGAGAATTAGTTGTCAAAGATGTTATAAATAGATATAAAAAAAGTAAGAATTATGACAAAGATATAGAAAATAAATTAAAAAAATTAAATGTAACTACTTCTGATAAAGAAAATAAAATTTATTTTTCTATAAATTTAGAAGAACAAAAAGGGCAATTATCTATATCAAAAACAGGGTCAAAATCGATTGCAGAAGCCTTTTATAATGCAGCCACAGCTATTATTCATAGTTTTTTCCCAAAAAAAGATAGTACATATGTTTTTCATATTGGTGGGAATAGAACAATACAATTAAAATATATTGGCTGGGCTGAATTAATATCAGCAATAAACGAAGATAAAAGACAAAGAGCTGATAAAGTAAAGATAAAAAGCGAATATGATTCGAATGTTTATGGATTTTTAGGTGAGTATTTACAATTATACTCATCTGATTCAATACAGTTAACAGGAGAACAAGTAGACACATATAACGGAATATCTTTAGGAGAATCTTTTTCTGACGCTTTTTTTGAAGAAAATGGTAAAAAATATGGCCTTAATATAAAGCATTATATATCAAAATTTAATTCAGATTCAATAACATTATATGAGTCTGAAAACTCATTATCATTTTTTTCTCAATATATGTTACGATATTTTACAGAAGAAGAATGTAATTTAATACGATTTCTTGATATAAATTATAATTTTTTTTCTAATATATTAGGAGGGAACATCGATAGTAAACATCTTTTGATGAAATACAATCAATTAGCTTATAATAATTTAAGTCGTTTTGTAAGAATTGACAGTGCAGCAATTGATGAATATTCGAATATTTTTTATATTATAAACAATATGTATATTCCAACATCTTGTATATATAACGTAATTTTAAAAGAATTAAAAAATATTAATGCGGAGAAATTCAATATAGATTCTAATAGATTTTTTTCTTTTTCTTTTAATCCTGCAAATGCAAAAGTTGGTAAAGAAAAAATAGACCCTAATAATTTAGAAAAAACAATTCCATCTTTATTAATATCTAATTATGTAGGAACGGCAATTAAATCTACAAGAATTTCATTTAAGGGATTAAAAATAACTGGATTAAAAAACCTATTATATAATGAGGTGAAATAAATGGCAAATTCAAGAACAATAGAATTTAAAGGCCATTTTGATGGAAAACAAGTTCTCGATGAACTTAAAAAAATTCGTCAAAATATGGCTGATGCAGGGGCAGATAACAATCTTTTTAAAGGAATAGACAAAGATATCGCTGCCACAGAGAAACTTGTAACAGAAATGATGGCTCAAATTCAAAAGGGCTTTTCTAATACAAAAGAAGTTAATGCTTTTGAAAAGCAAATAGATAAACTTCAAACAAATTTACTTAAAATTTCATCTGGTATGCAGAATGTTAATATAGCAGAAAATTTAGGACTAAATTCACCAGAAATTACTTCACTTGCTAAAGAATTAGAACAATTAACTGCTGCACAAGACCACTTAAAGGAAGTTTCTAAAGAAGCTTTAGACCAAGCAAAGAAAAGCGTTGGCTTAAGAGATGATGAAATAGCTAAAATTAAAGAAGCAATAGATGCCAATGAGGATTTAGAAGAAGCTCTTAAAAAGGTTGGTAAGGCAAGAGAAAAAAGATTCCTTTCTCAAGCTGGAGAAGCTGGTATGCAAACTCAAGCTGGCAAGGATTATATTAAAAACGCTGATGCTGGACTTAGTCTTAGTGATTTAGGAGCTAAAGCAAGTTCCGGAAATACTGCTAAGGCAAAAAATGATGCAAGAAAGAGATATGACGATGGAGAGCTTTATGGTGGCGCCAATAGCAGACAGCTAGATGAAGTTAAGGCTGCCGCAGCTGTAACCGAAGCATACCAAAAAACATTAGAAAAAATGATTACCTCAGGTGGAAATGCGGCAGAAGCTGTTGAAGAAATGAAAAAATCTTTAGCTGATTATGGCATTGAAATTGAAAATACAGATCAATTACAAGAGAATTTTTATAAAGATATTGAAGGATTTTATAAAAGTTCGGCAGTCGATAGAGGTAATAAAGGTAATATTACAAAAGCAAGAAAAATTGGTAGCACAAATGCTCAAGGAGAATATAAGCTTTCAGATGCCTCAGTTCAAAATTTCTTAAATAATAGTGGCGTAACAGCTTATTCGGATAATATGAGAAGGGCTACAGAAGTTACAAATCAATTGGGGCAAGAGATAGAAGAAGCTACAAGAAGAACAGCAGAGCTTGTTAATGAAAATGACCAAGGTCTTAATAATGCGATTCAAAATACTAATAACATGACTGATGCCACTAGAGAAGGAGCTGAAGCAACTAGAGAGGCATCTGAATCAGCAGAAAAAATGAATAATACTTTTGATAATATGAAGAATGCTGTCAAAACATTTTTATCTATTGGCAGTGCTGTTTCAGCATTAAAAAATGTTGTTAGAAATACTTTTAATGATATTAAAGAATTAGATAAAAGTTTTGCTCAAATTGCTATGGTAACAGATTATTCTGTTGGACAAATGTGGAAAAGCTATGATCAGTATGCTGAAATGGCAAATAAATTAGGTCAATCAACACAAAGTGTTATTCAAGCGAGTGGACTTTTTTATCAACAAGGCCTTGAAACAAATGAAGCTTTATCATTAACAGAAGATACAATGAAATTAGCAACTTTGGCAGGTCTTGATTTTGCTGAAGCCACCTCTCAGATGACTGCGGCTCTTCGTGGTTTTCATATGGAAATGGATGAAGGTGGACGAGTAACAGACGTTTATTCAGAACTTGCCGCAAAAGCTGCTGCTGATGTTGAAGGTATTGCTTATGCTATGAGTAAAACTGCATCAATTGCGAGTTCGGCAGGTATGGAATTTGAAACTACTTCTGCTTTCTTAACTCAAATGATTGAAACAACTCAAGAAGCTCCTAAACAAAAACCAATAGCTTAGTTTTTTCAGGTAAAATTCTGATTTTGTTATATTAAGTCATAGAAAAATTTACTTATTATTAGAAAGAAATAAGGAGGTTTTAGTATGACAAAACAACAAATCGAGGAAAGAAGAGATAAAGTTGTAAGACTTTATATCGAAGAAGAAAAAAGTATAAATCAGATTGCAAATGAATTGGGAATTGACTGGTCAACAGTAAAAAGAGATTTAGTTAGTAGAAATGTAGAAATTCAAAAAACAAGAAACCAATATAAGAGTTCAAATGGAATAAGTAATACACTTTTTAAAGAAATTAAGGATAGTGATTCTGCATATTGGCTTGGTTTTCTTTATGCAGATGGTTCAATTAGAAAAGATAGAAACGAAATTACCTTAGATTTACAAGAACAAGATAGAAAAACAATTGAGGATTTTCATTCTTATTGCGGAAATAAAAATTCAATAAGAGAACATAATATTAATAGGAATGGGAAAAATTATAAATCTTATGTATCTGGATTTTCTAATGCAATTGTAAAAGAAAATTTAATTAATTTAGGATGTACACCTAAGAAATCATTAACCTTAACTTTTCCAAATGAACAACAGGTTCCACAAGAATATATATATGATTTTATTCGTGGATATGTTGATGGAGATGGATATGTGCAATATGATTGTGGGAAACACAGATATCGTATTGTTATTCTTGGAACAAAAGAATTTTTGCAAGGATTAATTCAAAGAGCAAATTTATTCGAATATTGTTCAATTACTCAAGATAAAAATTCTAATATTTTTATCTTAACAATATCAAATAAAAAAAATGTTTTTAATTTATTAACTAAACTATATGAAAATTCCAAATATCATTTACAAAGAAAATTTGAAATATATGAAAAAGCTAAAATGGGCATATAATAAGCAATTATTATGTGAAATGCACTGAATTGACGGGAAACTCCTTAGAGCCTTTGCTACTAAACTGTATTAGTAATAATATAGCGGCGAGAATAATTACCTCGGTATAGTAAAAAAGTAAAGGATTGGACAATCCGCAGCCGAGTCCCATTAATTAATGGAAACAGGTTCAACGACTATCGGGATTAGCTCCGTTAGGCCACCAAGTGGGGCCGAAGTAATGCACTTCTCTCAGAGAAGAAGATATAGTCTGACCTTACAGGGAAACTTGTAGCAGCCTTAGCGGCGGGATAGATTAACGACCTATTCGAACATATGTGGAAAATATCGGTACTGCTATGAAAACTATCATTGCAAGATTTACTGAATTAAAAGAAAATGTTGCTGGAACAGCAGATTCTGAATTTGAAGATTTAGATTATAATAAAGTTGATACAGCATTAAAATCAGTTGGAGTTTCAATTAAAGATGCTAGTGGGCAATTTAGAGATTTAGATGATGTATTTCTTGAATTAAGTCAAAAATGGAATACTTTAGATAGAAATAGTCAAAGATATATTGCGACTATTGCTGCTGGTTCTCGTCAACAGTCTCGTTTTATCGCTATGATGGAAAATTATGATAGAACAGTAGAATTAGTTAATACAGCATATGACTCGGCGGGAAAGTCAAGTGAACAATTTGCAAAATACCAGGATACTGTTGAATATAAAATGAATCAAATTAGCAATTCTTGGGAGCAGTTACGAACAAATTTATTTAATAGTGATACTTATAAAGGGGCATTGGATATATTAAATAAATTTATGTCAACTTTAAATAATATGGATTTTAAGCAAATATTAGGAGTTGCAACCATAGGCCTTACCCTTGGGAAGATGGTTATAACAAACTTTATTACAAGCTTGAAAAAAAATTCAGGAGAAATTCAAAAAAGTTGGCAGACCGTTTTAAATAAAGCTTTTGATACAAAAGGAAAGAGTTTATTTGAAACTGGGCAGTTAAAAAAGAGTTTTAACGATTTAGTCAAACAAAGGCCTGATGAAGAAAAATATGTAAGAAGCATGGGTCAAGTTTTAGGTGATAAAGCAATTGGTGCACCAAAGCTTGAAGCAAATATTGAAGCACAAAAGACAAGAGAAATACAAAATCAATTGGCGATATATAATCAATTAGAGGCAAAACGAAAATCTATTTTACAAACTGCAAAACAAGAATTGAGAGAAGGCAAAGGCATTTCGGCAGAAACTAGAATACAATCAAATCAAGCCGTTCAAGAAAGTAATCAAAAATTACAACAGCTTAATAAGCTTGCTAAAGAGCTTGGATATGAAAAAGAAATTACAGCAGAAAATGCAAAACAAATTGCTCAAAATATGCAAGAAAATGCCTCTAAAGCTACTAGCTCAAAAATGGGAGTGGCAGCAAAAGAGGCTGGATCAAATGCATTAAGCGCTGGAATTACAACAGCTTTAATGATGGCTATATCTGGAGCAGATTTAGGAACAGTTATAAAATCTACATTAATCTCAGCACTTATGGCTGCATTACCAGCTTTAATTTCTGCTATAATGCCAATGCTAACAAGTTTATTATTAGGTCCGGCAGGAATTGTTTTAGCGGTCGGAGCCGCGATTTTTGCAGTTAATTCTTTAATAGATAGTTATATTGAAAAAAAATTAAAAGCCGAAAAAGCTGTTGAAAAAGCTGAGCTAAAAAGATTAGAGAATGTAGAAGAAGCTAACAAAAAATTAGCAAAGGATGCTGATACAACTGCAAAAGAACTTGTTAGTAAAAAGAAAAAATTGCAAACTCTTGATGAACAGGTTGCAAGAGTAGAGGAATTAAGTGGAAAAAGTTTTTTAACATCCGCAGAACAAGAGGAATTTGATTCTATTGTATCAAAATTACAAGAAGAAAACCCAGAATTAATATCATTTTATGATGAAAACACTCATCAATTAGAATTAAATACTTATGCTCTCCAAGATGTTCGGGATGCTCTTTTAAAGGAAATAACAGATCAAGAAAAAGTTCTGAATATGCAAACTGGATTGCAAGGTTTAAATGGAAAATATAGAATAGATACAATTGAGGATAAATTAAATAATAATATCTCTGATTTACAATTTGTATCAGATCAGGGCCTTTATGGAGATTATATTAATAATATAGATTTATTTAAAAAATCTGTTACTGATATGAATTCTGATTTTGTTTCTGATTGGGCAACGTCTTATGTTGATGACAATGTAGAAGAAATGTTTGGTCAAGGAATGACAGATAAAGAAATGAGAGATATATATTCAAAATATCTTTCTGGTTATGTTAAAAATGAAAACTTAAATGTATTAGATGATACAATATCATTATTAAATAATTTAACTCAAGAGCAAAAAGAATTAATTGGAGTTGCATCCAATACAGTATGGACAGCTGATAACATTGGAGATTTTGTCTATGAAACAGCTACAAGTGGACAATGGGATGGAAACACGGCTTTTGAACAAGTAGAAAATAGATTAAAAACAGTATCTGAAGAATTTGAAACTTTAGAAGATGACTATGAAAAACAAGTATTGGGAAGGGCGGCAACGTCAAAGATAGGTAGTTATGTTATTGACGGAAAAACTTTATCACAGGATATTACAAACATATTATCATCAAATCTTTCATCTTCTTTTGAAGATTTTGAAATTAAAGAAAAAGTTTCATCTCAAGGACTAGAAGGTAATCTGCTAAGTGGAGCAGGATTACAAGGAACAGAAAAACAAGACCTTGAATTAATTTTAAAAACATATGGCTTTGGAGATGGAGAAGGTGGAATTGACCAAAGTTTTTCTGAAGCTTTAAAGGCAGGACAAGAAAGTTGGGACAAGCTACCTGAAGAATTTCGAAATTATCTAGAAAATCAGGCCGGATTTGATAAAAATACATGGGGAGATTTACAACAAGATCAAATTAATAAGGTGCTAGCAGAGTTTATTAATGTAAATCTTGCTGGAATGAATCTTGATTTAGGTGAAATCTCTGAAGATGAATTGCAAAAATATTCTTCAGAAATACAACAATATGAGGCTTTATTAAATGAACAAACCAAATATACAAAAGATGAATTACAAAAAAAATCTTCGGATATTTTATCAACAGTAAGTTCTTCTGCAAGAGATGCTCTATCATTAACAGATGATACAGAAGTTATGAAAAAATTCTCTGAATTGGAAAATTGGGGGAAAGCTGTTTTAGGAGATACTAGGTTAAAGAATTTTACTGATTTAACTTTGGGTGCACAACAAGCGATACAAAAATTAACTTCTGACGCAAACTTATCTACAGAAAAGACTCAAAAGTTTGCTCAAGCCCTTACTCAGATGTATGGAACATATAAAACCGGAACTCAAGATATTTTAAAAAATATAGATTTAAACAGCGAAAGTTATAGTTCTTTATTGGCAAATGCAAATGAATATATTAAGGCTATTGCTGATACTGGAGAATATTCATTACAAGAGGCTAGGAAAATTTATTTAGAATATATAGATACTGCATCAAAATATTTAACTAAGCTTACTTTTGGAGCTGAAGGAGCCGAAGTTTTAGCTAATCAATATAATGATCATTTTAAAAAAATTAAAGAAGATTATGCATCCTTAAATGAAGCCCAAGCAGAAATGATTGAAAATGGTAAAATATCTTCAGATACATATTTCCAATTATTAGAAGATGGAATGGGAGATTATGTCAAGGTAACTACAAATGGTTATGAATTAATTGGAGACGCTGCGGAACAAGCTTTCACTGATCAATCTTTGGTACCTATAAAGACACTAAGAAAAGAAATTAAAGCAAACGAAGAAATGCTATCTCTGTATAAAGAAATAAATAAAGAGCGATTTTCCGTTAGAGATACTAATAGTGGAGTAGAGTATACTATAGATATAAATACTGTTCTACAGCAAGTATTGAATGGTAATATGGATGCATTTAATCAGCTAGACACAAAGATCCAAGACTATATACTTACAATTAAAGAGGCTGGTTATTCAACTCAAGAGGAATTTATCAAAGCTCTTCAAGAAGGAACTGCAGCAATGGAGGCAATGGAGCCTGATGTCTGGATACAAGGGCTGGTAAGTATGCAAGAAGCTTCAGCTGAGGTTGAAGAAGAAATTAACGATTTAAAAGATGAACTAGACGACTTAGATAAACAACTAGCTGATGACAAAAAAGCAGTTGATGAAACGTATAAGACTTGGCAAGAAGCTATTCATGGCACTGAAGACTATCAGTCATCTTTAGACGGATTATTAAATTATGAGCGTAGATTAGAAAGTTTTAATAATAAATTAGAAGATACTAAAGAAGCATTGTCTGATATTTCAAATATAAACGATGCAAAAAATTTGCTTGAACAAACAACCTCTTTATATGAAGGTAAATTAGGAACGTTAAAAGCCGAAAGCAAGGTTATTAACCAAAGCTTAGAAAATCTTGACAAAGAAATTATGGCAACCTATGCTAATTTTGTTTCTTTAGATGAATTTGGTAACATGAATGTTGATATCTCAGCTTTAGAGTCTGCCGATATGAGTGATATTTTAAAAGATGACGGTTTTACTCAATTATTAGAAAAACGTAATGAGATGTATGATAAAGCAAGGGAAACTGATCAAGCATATTTAGATACTGTAAAAGAATGGGAAGAACAATATAAAGCTGCCAGAGAAAGCGAAATTAAAATGGAAGAGACAATAATCAACATTCTTAAAGATAAAATGCAAGAAGAAGTTGATACAGTTAAAGAAAAATATTCTGCATTAGAGGAAGCTGATAATAATTATTTAGATGCTTTACAAGAGGCAATTGATAAACAAAGAAAATTAAGAGAACAAGAAAATCAATATGAAGACTTAGCTACTAAACAAAAGAAATTGTCTCTTATGCAAAGAGATACTTCAGGAGCAAATCAAAAAGAAGTTCAACAATTAGAAAAAGAAGTTGAAGATGACCAACAAAATTTATTAGATAGTGAAGTTGACAATCTAATAGAATCAATGCAAGAACTATATGAAAAACAGAAAGAGGCTCGAGATTTAGAAATTGAAGCCATGGAAGCTGAAACCGAAAATATGCAGGCTATTAATGAGACTGCAATGACAATCATGGCTGGATTCCAAAGTGTTGAAGATTATCAAGCTTGGTTATTAGAAAATGATAAAACAATTGAAGATATGACAGCAACTCAAACGGAGCAATATCTCGATGAGGCTAAGGAAACTTTCTCTGGATATGCTCAATATGTTGCATTAACCGCAGAAGATATGCAATTACGTGCAGATGAAATTAATAAACAAGCAGATTTAGTATTTGAAAATACAAATGAGAATGTTTCTAATATAGGCACTACTATTCAAGAATTAGCTGTCGCGGCAGCAGATAAAGCTGAAGAAGAGGCAAAAGAAGCTTACGATGACGCCGTAGAAAAAATGAATGAAACTCAAGACAAAATAGACGAGACAACTAAAAAATTAAATGATGCAGAAGATAATGCAATATTAAAACATGGCGCTGCAATGGATGCAATGGTAGAGGCATCCCAAAGTTCTATGAGTAAAGTTTCTACTTTTGCCACAAAACAACTTGTAGAAATGTTAGGCTATGATTTATCTAAAGAAGAGGATATAGAAAAATTTGCCAAGGAATTTAATTTTATGAATGATAAGGGTGAAATAACTCAGAATTTGTATAATGCGATTAGTGATAGTGGTGGAGAAGCATCTAAATATAAAACTGCTTCTGCTAAATACGAGGTTTTTTCAGTATCTTCAAGTGGAAATAAAACTTCTTTTGGATTTTTTAATACCAAAGAAGAGGCTGATGCTTTATATAATAAAAAAATAAAGGAAGGTGCAAATAAAGATTATTTATATGTTAGTGATTCTGGAAACAAAGTTGTGGGAGCTTTTAAAGAAGAAAAGAAAAAAGAACATGGTATTGTTTGGCCAGATGGTAAAAAGCAATATACAGATTCAGTTGAAGAAGCTCAACAAATAATTAACAGAATATTAAAATCTACCCCTTCTAATGCGGCAGATGGACAATATAAAAGTTGGGCAATGGAAAATAAATATGAAATATTTAAAACTGGTGGTCTTGTAAACTATACAGGCCCTGCCTGGGTAGATGGCACGCCAACAAAACCAGAAGCCTTCTTAAATGCTCAAGATACACAACGCATAGGAGAAGCCGCAAAAATCCTCGCTCAAGTCCCAGCCTTAAACGGAGCATCTGAAAACGTTTCTACAAACATTGGAGACACAACAATCGAAATTCACATAAATGTAGAAAGTATTGAATCTGATTATGATGTAGATCAAATGATAGAAAGAGTTAAAAATGATATTATTGATGTATCTAAACCTATCGGAACATCAGTTATTCTTAAAAAATAAATTACGTTTCTTTGCCGCTAAAATTAGCGGCAAAGACTAATTATTTGATTTTTTTTATATTTTATGTTATTATAAAATAAATGGAGGGATGTATACTATGAAGGATGCTGCAGAAATGAAAGATATACCCAATTATGAAAAAATTTATAGTATAACAAAAGATGGTCAAGTATGGTCTTATAGAAGTAATCGTTTTTTAAAAAATAGAAAAAGGAAAAGTGGTGTTTCGGTAGAGTTAAATGTTAACGGGAAAGCAAAAACTTTTTCGATTGGTAAATTAGTTTTTTTAACATGGAATGATTTATCCTTAAAGGACTTGGAAGATTATAATATTATTCATTTAGATGGAGATATTTATAATAATAATTTGAGTAATTTAGAAAAAAAACAAATTAGAAATTTTCAATTAAATGAAGAAATAAAAGATATTCCTGGATATGAAGGATTATATGCAATCACAAAAACAGGAAAAGTTTGGACACATATAAATAAGAAATTTTTAACTCCCAAAAAAACTGAAATGAATTGTATGCAAGTTCAATTATATAAAAATAATAAAAAAGAGTACTGTAATGTTCATAGATTAGTTATGATAACCTGGAATCCACATTTATCTAGTGAACAGTTGCAAGTTAATCATTTAGATGAAGATAGAACTAATAATAATTTAGATAATTTAGAGTGGTGCACGAGTACTTATAACATTAACTACGGAACTAGGAATGAAAGAGTTGCAGATAAATTAAAAAAACAGGTACGTTGCATTGAGACTGGCCAAATTTTTGAAAGTCAAAATGCAGTTGCAGAATTTTTGGGACAAAAATCTGCATCCAATATTAGCAATTGTTTATCCGGAAAACAAAAAACCTGCGGAGGATACCATTGGGAAAGGATAGGTGATGAAGAATGAGAAAAGATTTTGTGGGTTTTCGCTTTGGTAATGTACATACAAATGATTTAAATTTGTTAATTGTTTCCTCTAGTGATAGATACGAAAAAAACCTATTACCAAACCCAAAAGATTATACAATAGAAATACCAGGGGGTTGTGGGCAATATTATTTCGGGCAAACTTTTGATTCAAGAGAATTTACTTGTAATGTCGCCTTCGATTCTGTTGATGAGCAAACTTGGCGACGAATTAGTCAATTATTTTCTACAGACAAATTACAAGACTTGGTTTTTGATGAATTGCCATATAAAACTTATAGGGCAAAATTAAAATCTAAACCAGAGTTTAAATTTATTTGTTTCACAGATAGAGATACTGGAGAAAGAGTTTATAAGGGTGAAGGAACTCTTAATTTTATTTGTTATTATCCATATGCTTTTGGGTTTAATAAATATATTGTGCGGGCCGCAGATTATTATTTAAAAACACCGCCAGAAACTATTATCAAAACTCACACAAGAGAAGAAAATCCCTATGCTAATAATTTAATTGAAGCAAAAGACAAGCACACTAAAGATTTTTATAATGTAAAAAATAATATGGAGGCTCCATGGAAGGGAGGTTATCCCACAATAGAGCAAGTTCAAGCTGGAGAACTATTTTTCGACAGCCCTGATGGAGAAAAATCTATTATAAATGTTAGAGGATATTGGGAAAATGTTCCTGAGTGGGCACCAAGTAGTAAATTATTAACAACACCAACTTTAGATTATGACCAAGAATTAATTTATTTACCACAATATTCTAAAATAAATTATATGAATATGGATACAGGTCTTAATAATGAGAATGCTTTGATAGGAAGTAGATTATTAGTTTATAATCCTGGTGATATCCCAATTGATTTTCATTTAAGATTAGATAATAATGAAAGAAGTTTTTGGAACGGAAGAGGAAATCATTTTCAAGTAAGAAGATTTAATGTTGAACGACTTACAATACAAGAAGCAGTAGACTGGACAGGATTGAAACCTTATAATATTGAAGATGAAAAAGAATATAAGTATGGAAGGAAATATTTTAAACTTCCCGCTTTTAAAGAAATTGATTTAACGAATAGTGAAAATCAAAAATATAAAAAATTTATTGCCAAAGATTTAGGTGAAATACATCCTAATCATGCTTATGTTGTAGAACCGATTCCAAAAGAAAAATTAGGAGAATTTATTCGTTCTTTTTATTGGCAATCATCTAAACGAGATTCTAAGATATCTTATTTAGAGGGAGAAAAAATGGCTGATAGATATGAAGAATTATATAATTTATGTATCTTAGATGAGGAAAAAGAAGAATTATACTGGCAAACATTAAAACAGTTATTATATGATGGATATAAAAATCAACCTATTTTTAATGAAGAAAACCATGATTATTCCTTAGAGGATATGTTTTATGACTACGTATATAATCCTCCAGAATATATACAAACAAATACCAATTTAGATTATGGTATATATGATTTTAATAATTCAATTTTTCCTCATTATTACACTCCTGATTACCTTGAAATAAAAACAGATGGTATTCCAGAAATAAGCGAAAATTGTACTTTATATATAGATTCTGAAAAACAAATGCTATATAGCTTAAATAAATCTAAACAATTTTACAATTACACTCCTTCTAAAAATATTTTTAATGACAATATAGTAAAAGGTAAATGGTTTAAAATTCCACCTGGCTGGTCTTTAATTGAAGTTGCTCCAGTTTGTGATGAAAATGATTGGGGCGGAAAAACTTGGAATGATGCAAGGGCTTTTAATTGGGGATATGGTGGTGATTCCGAATATGAACAGCGACCAATACAAAAATTATTTAATGATTTATATTATATTGCCGCAGAGGAATATTTAAGATTATATGGTATTTTAAAAAATGGACAGACCCTCGAAGAAAAAGTCTCTGAATCAAATCCAGATTATGATACATCTGATGATAAAATTAGCTTACAACATGAATGGATTGATTCTCAAATTGGATTTAGAAGTTGGTATTTAGATAAAATTCAACAATATCAAAATCCAACAACGTTAATAATAAAAGATACTTTTGCTTATAGTATTTATAAAAGAAAAGAACAACAGGCTGAATATGGTTTTCTAAAGTTATTGCATCAATACTGGAGAATTAATACCGATGCGGTTATTGATGGAGTTTCTCCTTGTACTGGAGATATAAATGAATGGTGGTGGTATGCTTGTAACTATATCTGGGAAAATTTTCCACCTTTATATTGGGGATTTGCAGATATTCTAAATAAAGCAAAAATTGAGTATACTCCATTATTTTATTAAGAGGTGAAAAAGATTGGCTATTATAAAAAAACCTTATGAAATTAGTGTATGGGATGAAAAATTAGGAGACAATGGACAAAAAACTGAAATAAAAAAAGCAATCATTGGCGCGCATGATATGTCATATATCGGCCGCGCCACTTCTCCAAAATTAACAAAGAATCTAAATGGAACCCACACCCTAACATTTCAAATGCCATCAAAATTTTTTGATAGTGAAAAAGGCGAATATATTCATAATGAATTTTGTGATAATATTTTTAATGAAAGAAAAGTTAAATTAAAATATGACGGTGAATGGTATGAATTTTATGTAAAAAATATTACTGAAAATAAACAATTTAAAAGTATTATGTATCAATATACTTGTGAAGATGCTTTTATAGATGAATTATCAAGAAATGGATATGGAATTACTTTTGATACTGAATTATATAATAATGTTGAGGAAATAGGAACATTTACAGAAATTATTTTAGATGATAGTATATGGGAATATGACGCATCTAAAAACTGGGGAGATTTTACAGAATATGCTGAGGAAAAATTGTTTAAGATTCCCGCGTCTATGTTCAGTTCAATTCCAGGTTATAAACTCAATTATATTGTAGATGGAACTTTAACTAATGTTTTTAGCGGCGAGACAAGAAGCCAAGAAATGGGAGATGATTTAAGCCGCGAACAAAAGATATTTTGGGACAATGGAAATTTTGATAGTGGTATACCTTTATTACAGCAACAATCAAAAAATGTTGAAAACGATGGCTATATCTATGTTCCTTATAGTTGTTTAGATTTTTGCTATATAAATAGTGGAGATTCAGGATATGCGGCTACGCAAGAGGCCGCAATTGGAGAAATCAATGGCGTTAAATCCTATTATCTTGCTCCAAGCTCTATAGATCCCACATCTTTAATACAGTTTATTGCTATTCCTTCGGGCGCTGAAGTTCAAATAGATGAGGCTGGACTATTAGTAAATAAGGATTATTCTTATGTTATGACATTAAAAGATTGGAACGAATGTGTTAAATCTAATAAATGGTATAATACAGAAAAGAATGAAATTCAAGATGTTGAAGATGTCGCAGCGAATAAAATGGTTTGTTATAATGGATACTTAGAACAAATAGGAGATACTGAATTAACTTTTGGAAAAAAGATTTCTATTACTGATAGAACAGAAATAAATATAAGTGAAGAGATAGATCAATATGTTAAAGTATATAATAATACAATGTATGATTTTATTGATGAAAAAAATGATACTACTGAGTTTACTTCAGATGAATGGGATCCAAGTATGGATGATACTATAGATTATCGAATTTGTTCTAGCGAAAATACAAGAACTATTGTGCCGCAATTGGCCCGCAATTTAGTTCAAAATGGAACTGAAATGACAGATACTTATGGATGGGAAGTTATGAAATTATTTACTGGAGTAAATGAAAAATCAAGTTCAATATCTGTTAGAGTTGAAATTACACAAGGTAATGATGATGAATTGCTAGATGTTAAAACTCCACAAGGACTTATTTTAGATAATCATACTTCTAAATTGGATAATCAGGATATGAATCCTTATCAAACCTTTATAAATTTTGGTATAGTGGGACAAGAAGAAATAATTTCAAAAGACCAAACTTATGTTTTGTATATAGATAGTGAATATGTTCAACGAGAAGGGGATTCAAAAAATGGGTACACATATACTTCTCTTACAAATTTAAATAAAATTCCTGTTACTATAATAATAGGAGAAGGAGGATATGACTCAGAAGGAGATTATACAATATCTGAATCGATGTCTATTAATGTGACTCCTGGAGAGTATTATTTTATAAGACCAGCAATAAACATTAATAATCCATATTTTGCAATAAGACCAGATGTCCAAAAGAATGTAAAAACAGTTTTTAATTTAAAACAAGCTATTTTTTGTAAGGCATATACAAAAGGAGCAGATTTTTTTGATGAAGGAAAGGCCTTCTATAAGTATACCGGAAGAGATATTTTCTTTTCTCAAAAAGACTGGTCTCAAAGTACAAAAATGTATTATAGAACAGCAGATGAGTTCGAATTTTTAAAAGAAGATGATATTGTTGAGGGAGATATATATTCTTATAAGAAATATTTTAGGCAACAGGTTCAAGCTAAAAATGATACAACAACAGAAGTAAAAGATAGTTTTATGTTGAAGTCTTATTTAAATAATGATGCTGAAAAAAATGGTTTTAAACCTACAGAATATACCGAAGAAAACATTAAAGTTGTTACTGATTATATAGATTTAAATAGATGTAAATATTATAATGAAAAAGCATCTTTAAAAGATGATGATTGTCTGCATCAGAGTAGCTCTAATGGAGTATGTATGTATCAAAAATATGGATATTGTCCTTATCGTTTCCAAACTCAAAAACATTGCAGAAAAATTAGAACTTTAAATGGAGAAAAATCAAATAGATTTAACTTAACTCAAGAGTTAAGCAAGGTATTTGAAATTTATCCAATTTATTATACTGAGCATGAAGAAAATGGAAAGGTTATAACTGATTTAGTAGAAGAAAACGGAAAACAGTATAAAAAAATGAGAAAAAAAGTTTTTTATATAACTGAAAAAGGTGTGGAAAATAAATTGGGGTTTAAATATACTAAAAATTTATCTAATATTTCAAGAACATTTGACAGCAAAGAAATAGTAACAAAATTATATGTAGAAGATGTTGATAGTGAATTATCAAAAACAGGGTTATGCTCAATAAAAACGGCAGAAGATAATCCTTCTAAAGATAGTTATATAATTGATTTTTCTTATTATATAATGAGAGGTTTACTTGATAAAGAAACTACTGAAGCAGACTTGTATGGAATAGATGATTCTGATATGGGATATTTAAAACAATTGGGTTATTACAATAAAAAATATGATGAATTATCAAGTCTTATTATTAATTTACAAGATGAATCCTATAATGAATTGGCCGCAAATGTTGAAGTTAATTTAACCGGCATTGAGACAGCTCAACAAGAATTAAATAAAATTAATAAAAATTTATCAAGATATTCTTCTAATAAGAATAAAAATACTCAAACCACAGAAGAAAATGATACATATTTAAGCTATAAGATTAAATATAATGAACAAAAGAATATTTTATTGGGATTAATAGAAGATACTTTTATGACAGATGGAAAACATTATAGCGCATTACAAACTACAATTTCTAATTGGAATAATTTGAAAAATGTCAATGAACTTTTAGAAGCAATTATGAATTATGGTTTTAAAACATTTAAAAAAGAATTTTTAGATACTTTTTTATATAGAAAATGTGGTTTAATGGGTCAATATGCAGAAGAATATTTGCAAATTCAAGAATGGAAAAAACAAAAAGCAAAATATTTAGAAGATATAAATAGAATATCATTGACTTTC